CAAGAGGACGCATATGCAAAAGCTGCTGAGCAACTTTAAGAATATCTTTATTGGTATAAGTGAAGGTATACAATCCTTCAGAAGTTACAAAAAAGGTAAGGTGAAATAAATCATAGCAAGTAGGGGGACTTTCGGGTTCCCCTAAATATTTGTTATGATGAAAGCAAAACTATCACCAAACTTAATCTCATTCATTACGGTTCGTCGTGCTGAATGGATACTCAAGGTATCTGTTTATAAAAACAAACAGATAATGGTAATAGCCCAACACTGTTATGATTGGGATACTTGTTTAGTCCGATGTTTTAATGATCAGAACATGGCTGCAGAATTTATTGAAAATCTTGTGATAGAGGAATAACAAATGATTAGAGTATTTAAAATGATTAGTGGTGAAGAACTAATCAGTAAAGTGACTGACTCGGGTGCTGGATGGGAATTAGATTCTCCTGCAGTGATTATGATTCAGCAAACTGATAAAGGTGTTGGAGTTGGCTTAATGCCATACATGCCATACGCCAGTGGTAAGATTACATTGCATAGAACTGCAGTTGCATCAGATGGAACTCCAGATGTAAAGATGGAAAACGAATACAACCGAATTTTTGGATCTGGCATTCAGATAGCGTCCAGCTTCTAATCCCCTCAAGTTCATGGGGTTATCCCCGAAAACAATCCCTACTTTTAGTGGGGTTATTTCTAGCCCTCTCTCGAGGGCTTTTTTGCGTTATAAATCAACAACTTACAACATGCAAAAAGGTGTTGTCTTTAATTCAGTCCTGCTGTATAATATCTGTATGATGATTGAAAAAGGAAACGAAATGTTGAAGAACTCTACTCTTGCTGTTGTTGGTAATGTGATCCGTGGCTATGATTTCAAACCCATGGTTGGTCGTGAAGATTGTTTCGTTGAAGGTGTGGTTGAGCAAATCACAAATGAAACTGGATACATGGCTTACAAAATTACCTGCACCAAGGATGTGTTCGATGGTGAGAAGCAACCGAAGGGTAAATACTCTCGTGTTGGCAAGATAGTTTATATTCCCATGGAAGTTAGTTTCATGGAATATGATGGTCGTGTTATGAATTTGTCGAAGTAAATTGAAAAGGAAATATATTATGAAACAAGTGCTCCACAAAACAAAAACAGAACTCCGTGCTGAAACAGAGAAACAGGTTAAAGCATTCTTGCGTAAGGGTGGTTCAATCGAGATCGTTAAGGCTCGTAAAGCACCTAAACAAAAAATGACAGTTAAGAATTCTCGTGGATTCTGTACTGGAACCAGTGGCTTTGCAAATGGACTGCCACGCAAGTCAACTTTCCAACTCGGCTAATATGATTCTCGTTAAAGAGATAACTCACTGGGAAGGTGTAACTCGCCAGTGTAATCATACCTATATCATGGATGAATCTATGACTAAGAGTTATGGTTATTTCAAGTGGAATGATCCAAAAGATTTTCAGATGTTCTCGAAACCAATTCGATTCGACTCTCGATATCGAAAGTTTAAAGTTATAAAGAGAGATCTGCATTTTGCTGGACAGAAGTCAACGAACAAAGTCTGGCAGATTAAAGGTAGCAAAGACCATGTATATACCGTAGAAGAAACAGAGAATGGTATGACCTGCTCGTGTATCGGTTACAAATATCATGGCAAATGTAAACATATTGATGGAGTGATGAATGAACATAAATGAATTTCTAAACAGTCTTGCTGCAAATACCTCACGCAATTTCAAGATCGACCAATTAAACGCACAGAGCGATAACGAAACTCTGCGTGAGGTAATTCGGTTAGCACTAGATCCGTTCACGCAATTCTATCAGCGTAAGATTCCTGTCTACACCAGAGATCCAAAATTTAATACGATGACTCTTGGGTTTGCCATGGGACAACTGTATAGTCTTTCAAGTAGAGAAGTGACAGGAAATGCTGCAATTGAGTTCCTTAAGAATGTTTTATCTTCTCTTGATGCAGATAACGCTAAGGTGCTGGAGAGAATCATTCAGAAAGATCTAAACTGTGGGGTTGATGTATCAACTGCCAACAAGGTTTGGTCTCACCTTATTCCAGAGTATCCATGCATGTTGTGCTCGCCATTCGAACAGAAGCTGGTTGACAAGATTAAATTCCCAGCGTATGCTCAGATGAAGATGGATGGTATGCGATTCAATGCTATCGTTCGTAGTGGCAAAGTAGAATTCCGTAGTCGTAATGGTAAGCAGATTCATTTGCTGGGTAATCTCGAGAAAGAATTTGCTGCACTGGCAGGTGATGTTGATTGCGTATTTGATGGGGAGTTGTTGGTAATGCTGGAAGACGATCATCAGTTCGCAGATCGTCAAACTGGTAATGGTATTCTAAACAAAGCAAACAAAGGTACTATCTCTGCTGAACAAGCAGCACTGGTGCATGCTTCTGTTTGGGATTTAATTCCTTACGCATACTTCACTGATGGGCTATGTTCAACTCCGTATGCAAAACGATTCTCAACTTTAGAACAGATTGTAAACAAACAGAAGTCAGAAGGTAAAAAGATCTGGGCAGTTACATCTTCAATTGTTGAAACGATAGAACAAGCACAAGAGATCTTCCAAGAATATCTTGCAGAAGGATTCGAAGGTATCATTCTTAAAGATGGTGCTGGAGTTTGGGAAGACAAACGCAGCAAGACGCAAATTAAATTCAAGGGAGAACTTGAGTGCGATCTGAAGATTGTTGCAGTTGAAGAAGGTAAAGGTAAAGCTGCAGGGATGCTTGGTGCAATCATCTGTGAATCTGCAGATGGAATTGTAAAGGTAAATGTTGGATCTGGTTTTACAGATGCAAATCGCAAGCAGTATTGGAGTGAAAATTTAGTTGACAAAATCGTTGCTGTGAAGTATAATAGTCGTATCAAGAACAAAGCTGGAGAAGAATCATTGTTCCTTCCAGTGTTCATTGAACTTCGTGATGATAAAGATGTTGCAGATAATTCAAAGGTGATAAAATGAAAGTAGTAATCAATCGTTGTTTTGGTGGTTTTGGTTTGAGTCATGAGGCAGTTATGCGATACTTTGAGATCAAAGGTATCACTGTATATCCAGAGCAAGGTAAAGACTATTGGAAGTTCTGGACTTACTGGACAGTTAAGCCAGAAGATCGTATCGAATCTAAAGAAGGTGAAGACTTCTACAAGATGCCAATAGAAGATCGTGCTGCTTATAACAAGGCTCACTCTGAGCAAACTATCTATGAACGAGATATCGAACGCAACGATCCAGCTTTGGTGCAAGCAGTTGAGGAACTGGGCAAAAAAGCCAATGGTAATCACGCTGAGTTAGCAGTTGTGGAAATTCCAGATGATGTAGATTATCGTATTGAAGAATACGATGGTATGGAACATATTGCCGAAGCACATAGGACTTGGGGATAATGGCAGATGTAATTATCCTTAGTGGTGGTCAGGAAATGCCTGAGAATTATCCGAGGATTCAAAGGTCTCTTGGACCATATAGAGTTGCATCAGAATTAAAGAAATATGGTTATGCTGCTGTTGTCATTGACTACATTCAATATCTTAGTGTAGAAGAAATCATTAATTCTATATCAAAGGTATTGACCAAAGAAACTCTTTGGGTTGGATATTCCTCTACATTTTTTTATAGCAACACCCCAACTGCTACTGCTACAAGTAGGATGTACCAGAATATATCTTACCAAAAGATATCTGAGATATATTCATATGTAAAAGATAGCAGTAATGCTAAGATTGTATTTGGTGGAGCAAGAGCACTTCAGGCGCACTCAGATCCTTTGGTAGATTATTATGTGGCAAGTTATGCTGATGTTTCCTCTGTTGATCTGACTAATTTTTTGGCTGGCAAAGTTTTTAACATTGAACATAAACAGGATATCATTATTGGTGAAACTAAAAGTGCTCTAATTGATTCTGGTAAATATAGAGAACCAGAAATGACTTCTCTAGATACTTTCTGGCACGATAATTCTTTTAATTTACTTCCAAAAGAAGCAGTACCCTTGGAGTTTGCCCGTGGTTGTATTTTTAAATGTAAGTTTTGTTCTTATCCATTGCTTGGTAAAAAGAAAGGTACTTACATCAGGGATATGAATCAAGTCAAGGATGAACTAGTTAAACTCTGGGAAGCGCACGGCACTGATACTTTTTATGTTACTGACGATACATTCAATGACGATAATGATAAGATGGAAGCCTTCCATAAGTTATTTACATCATTACCATTCAAACCAAAGTTCACCGCATTCCTTAGACTAGATTTAATAAACAAGTACCCACATCAAGCAGATCTTCTCTTAGAAGCTGGATTGATTGGTAACTTCTTTGGTATTGAATCATTAAATTACAAAAGCGCAAAGGCAATCGGTAAAGGATTACATCCAGACAAAGTTAAAGAAAGACTTGCGTGGGTAAGAGAAAAGTGGAATGGTAAAGTAAATACTGGTGTTGGATTTATTATTGGATTACCTTATGATAACGATGCTTACTTTAAGGAGTTATATGACTATGTGACTTCGCCAAAATATCCAGCACAACATACGGTATTTAATGCATTACACATTTTTGATAAGAGTAAAGGTGTTAATCTTTATGGTTCTGAGTTCTCAATGAACGCTGAGATATATGGGTATAAGTTTAATGAACAAGGTTGGTATCATGAGGAGCAGAATCTTACATTCAGTAAGTGTAGAGATATCGCTAACGAATTTAATAATGTAATGCAACCAAGAAACAAAGTTGCTGAATTTCAAATGACTACATATTTAAATGTAGGAGTTTCACTATCAGATTTGATAAGTTTAAAACAGTTTGAGATTGAACAGAAATATAATATTCCGAAATTAAATGATGAGAAACTGACAATGTATAAGCAAATGATTGGAGCAATATAATGAGAACAGAACTAGACGAAGCACTCTGTGCAAAGTATCCGCTGATTTTTAAAGATCGTAATGCGGATATGCGCACCACAGCCATGTGCTGGGGACTTGAGTGTGGTGATGGTTGGTATAACATCATCGATATTCTTTGTGGTCTTTTGACTTCTGACTATCGTCAAGCCAAAGATCGTTATGATCATCTTTTGGAAGTTGGTGCAGGCGGTGTTCTTTATGGTACAAAACTTGTGACACAAGAAGCGATTGATGAAGCCAAAGTAAAACTAGATGAAGAAACATTTAAGGTTCCAGTTGCTGCTCAAGTAAAAGAGAAGTTTGGTGGACTACGATTTTATGTTAATGGCACTACTGATAAACACCATAACTACATCTCGTTTGCTGAGAGTATGAGTTATCGTACTTGCGAAGAATGTGGTGCAGCAGGTAAGACATACACTAATGGCTGGCATACAACTCTTTGTGATATCCACGCAGCAATGAATGGTAAAAATGAAGAGTATGAATATGAGGAGAACGAATAATGTTTTATGGTAAAGACTCTATTGAAGAGCGATTCACTGCACTTCTAAAGAAACTTGGTGATCAAGAATTGTTTTTGTTCGAACCAATGCCAAGTTACAAACTAAATGAAAGATGGACTGATGAGTTCCGCATTCGTGATGGATATACTAAACTTGCTGATGGTTCATGGGTTACTATTCATAAACTGACTACATATGTTGAGGCTCTACAAAAGAATACTGTAGAGTTGTATGACAACTACCAAGACGCATTGCGAAAGAATGATTTAGTTGTTAAGAAAAATCGTGAGATGGAATATGGATTGCGAGTTGCTGAAAAAGCATTAAAGAACTCGCTGGCTTTAACTAAGGAGATGATCAATGAGTAAATTTGTTTTGGTTGATTG